AAGACTTAAAGTAGTTAAACTTCAGTGCTATCCAATTCCAGAGCAAGTCATTTGGCAGGCAGGAAAAGGAGATTATTCTGAAGTTCCAATTCACGAAGTTGAAGTTCCTAGTCCTCAAAAATGTGGTGAATGGATTGTAGATCGACTTCTTTCCAATGAACGAGGACATTATGGATGTTATTCCTCAGACACTCAAGTGTTAACTGAAAATGGATGGGTATATTGGACAGATGTAACTATAGATACTGTTCTCTCTGCTTATGATTTGAAAACTGGAGTTGTTAATTTTGAAAAACCATCTGCTGTTCAGAGGTGGAATTATGAAGGTAAAATGTATCATCTGACTGGACAATCTTTAGATATTCTTGTAAGTCCAGATCACCGTATGATTGTTCAAAATAGAAAAAAAGATGGTACTTGGACTTCTCCTTATGCTATAAGTGCAGAAGAAGTCTATCAAAAACCAGTTAGATATATTACCACTGGAAATCTTTCTATTTCTGACCGAACTCATTTACAAACTCCAATTGATAATGAACTTTTTTGGGCATTAGTTGGATTTTGGGTTGGTGATGGAGATAAAGATGTCAAAGCAAATACCTTAAGATTTCATTTAAAATTAAAGCGTAAAATTGATTATCTTGAAAATTTGTGTAAAAATCTTGGTGCAGATTTTTATTCAACTGAAAATAATAGATATACTGTATCATTCACTGACATTGGTAACTGGTTTAAAACTAATTGTCTTACTGAAGATGGATCTAAAAAATTTCCTGTGGGATATTTGAGATTAGAAAAAGATTGTGTTCTTAATCTTCTTGAAGGTCTGAAAAACTCTGATGGAACTAAAAGGAGAAATACTTGGTCTTATTCAACTACTTCTAAAGTATTGGCAGAACAAATGCAAGCGATTGCTTCTATAAATGACTTGAGGTTTACTTATTGTATTGAAGAAAGAACTAATGAAAATCATAAAGATTTGTATGTTCTTAGATTAACCACACAAATTAGTCCAAGAGTAGAAACATCACAATCTGGTAGGTCAAGAACATATACAGAAGAATGGATTAATTATAAAGGACAAATTCACTGTGCTACTGTTTCTACTGGTGCCCTTATTGTTCGTCGTAATGGTAAAGTAGTTGTTTGTGGAAATTGTTTAGAGCATCCTGCTATTACATTCTCAGTTTCTGGTTTTGTGCATAATGTAATTGTTCAGGCAAGAACACATCGTATTGGAACTTCTTGGGATGTGCAATCACAGAGATACACTGGAAAGAGAGTTGTGAAGGTTGCCAAAGGTGAACTTGATATTGAGGATGTCTTCTATGTGCGCCCTGAGGGGTTCTATACCAATCGTAAGGGTAAGAAGTATGAATGGACTGAAGAACACCGTCAACGTAAGTTAGGGCGCATTCTGAGCGAGTGTGAGGAGTATGCTGAGTATTATGAGCAAGGTATGTGTGAAGAACATATTCGGGACTATCTTCCTCAGGCAATTCGTCAGAACTTTGTAGTCTCATTCAATCTTCGATCTGTTCTTCATTTTATGGATCTTCGTTCCAAACTTGATGCTCAACTTGAGATTCAGGCATTATGTGATGCATTTATTCCAGAATTGCAAAAATGGTCACCAAATGTATGGGGGTATTATGAGGAGAAAAGATTACATCGTGCTCGTTTAAGTCCATAAATATTTTGTGTTGATTTTATAATTTTATGCCTTTATATCCAGTCAAAAACCTTAAAACAGGTGAAGAAAAAGAATTGAGTATGACTATTGCCGATTATGACCAGTGGAGAAAAGACAATCCGGACTGGGATAAAAATTGGAGTAAAGGGTGCGCTGCTTCCCAGGAAGTTGGAGATTGGCAAAATAAACTGATCTCAAAGCATCCTTCGTGGAATGAGGTATTAGGTCGTGCAAGCAAAATGCCTGCATCAACTGTAAAAAAAATCTAAACAATTATGGCAAGAAGAAAGAGATCATCTGCAGAGCAACCTATCGGGGTTGGACTCACGGCAAAGCAGATGAAAAGAAAAAAACCTATCAATTCAGATTACTTAATTGATATTGAACCAATTACTGAAAATCAACAAAAACTTTTTGATTCTTATTCTCAAGGAAAGCATTTAGTTGCTTATGGGTGTGCTGGAACTGGTAAAACTTTTATCACACTTTTTAATGCCATTAAGGATGTGTTAGATGAGAGAAGTCCTTATGAGAAAATTTATATTGTGCGTTCATTAGTTGCTACTCGTGAAATCGGTTTTCTACCAGGGTCTTATGAGGATAAATCTGACATTTATCAAATTCCTTATAAGAATATGGTGAAATATATGTTTCAGATGCCTTCAGATTCAGACTTTGAGATGCTTTATGGAAATCTAAAGTCACAAGAAACAATTAAATTTTGGAGCACCTCATTCATAAGAGGTACTACTTTGGATAATTCTATTATTATAGTAGATGAGTTTCAAAATATGTCGGGGCACGAGTTAGACTCTATTATTACTCGCATAGGAGAAAACTCTAAGATTATGTTTTGTGGTGATGCCACTCAAAGCGATTTAGTAAAAACTAATGAAAGAAACGGAATTGTTGATTTTATGAAAATACTTCGTGTTATGCCGTCTTTTGATATTATTGAGTTTGGTGTGGATGATATTTGTAGATCTGGATTGGTAAAAGAATACCTAATTGCTAAAATGCAAGCAGGAGTTGAAATATAAGAATAGTTCGTGAAGAAAACGATTATAAATAACAGTAATATTTTTTTTTATAATCGTTTCTATGCATTACAAAATATATTTAATAACAAATCTTAAAAATAAAAAACAATATGTGGGTATAACTAAATTTTCTATTGAAGAAAGATTTTTGCAACATACTAAAAGAGGATTTCTTTTAACAGAGTCTATCCACAAATACGGAAAAGATTCTTTTTCTGTTGAGTTAATTGAAGAAGTAGATACTGCTGAAAATGCATATGAGTTGGAGCGGTATTATATTGAAAAATATAATACTAAAGTTCCTAATGGTTACAATTTAACCGATGGTGGAGATGGTATTTTTGGGTGGACAATGAGTGAAGATATGAAAAAAGAATTATCGAAAAGAGTTAAAAAACTTCATAATGAGAAAAAAGTTGGAATGTATGGTAAAAAGCATAGTGATGAAACTAAAAGAAAAATGAGTTTATCTGCTAAAGGAAATAAGAATTCATTGGGAAAAATTAAATCAGAGGAAACTAAACAAAAACTCAGAGAAAAAAATACAGGAAAAGTTCTATCAGATGATACTAAGAAAAAAATAAGTCAAAATCACCACGATGTTTCTGGAGAAAATAATCCTATGTATGGAAAAAAACATTCTCCAGAAACTATTGAAAAAATTAAAAAAACTTGGGAAAGAAAAAGACAAGAAAAATCATTGAATCTATGATATAATAAAACAAATTGAGGTTATAATGTTTAATCATATTGATATTAAATTACCAAAACTTGATAGAACCACAATTGATGGAGTCAGGTATTACAATGTCCCTGATAATGGGGAACTCATAAAACTTGTCTCCATTACTTCTGTCACCAGTCATTTCAATAAAGAAATCTTCACAAAGTGGAGAGCAAAAGTTGGTGATGAGGAAGCAGATAAAATCACTAAGGCAGCAACAAGTCGTGGAACAGATATGCATTCCTTAGTAGAAAATTATTTGTATAATATTCCAGAACTTCCTAAGGTTCAACCAATTTCCGAGTTCTTATTTAAGATTGCTCTTCCAGAATTAAATCGTATAAATAATATTCATTGCCTAGAGGGTGCAATGTATAGTAGGCAATTGGGTATTGCCGGAACAGTTGATTGTATTGCTGAGCACGATGGTGAATTAGCGATCGTTGATTTTAAGACATCAAAAAAACCAAAACCAAGAGGTTGGATTGACCACTATTTTGTTCAGTGTATGGCATACGGTGCTATGCTTTATGAACTGACAGGAATCAGTATTAAAAAACTTGTAATTATAATGGCGTGTGAAAATGGAGATTGTGTCGTCTATGAAGAAAGAGATAAAGCAAAATACCTCAAATTGCTTACAGAATACATTAGAAAGTTTGTTAGAGATAAATTGGAACTCTATGGAACCGAATAAAGAACTAGAACAAGTTATAGAAAGTAAGTTTTTGACACCATCCAAGTTTGCTTTGGAGGTTGAAAAAATTGTTACAGAAGAACAAGTCAATTATATTGATGCAATATGTAGATATTGTGAGATGAATGAACTTGAAGTTGAATCCGTAACAAAACTTATTTCTAAAACTCTAAAGGAAAAGTTGAAATGGGATGCAACTCGTCTTAACTTTATGAAGAAAACATCGAAGACTTCGATTGCAAAATTACCTTTATGATTGTGACTCCTTTTAATGTATTTTGTGAATATCTTGCCCAAAAATCACATTTCAGTAATGTAAATTACGATTACTTCAAATACAACAAGAAAGTTAGAGCATCTCTAACTTCCTTTAATAAAAGGCGTGATAAATACTGGTTTGAAAAGACTTCGCGCAAATATAATGACGAAGAAATTGTTGATTTTTTAGTATCAAATTTTGCATTATCAGACAATCCACAAAACTTATGGATCGGTGAGATTATTAATTCTGGAGAAAGAACTTACAAAGAATGGATGAGACGACAGCAGAGTTTAAGTTACTTATTCAAAGAACAGTCAGAGCAATTGCTATCAAACAACGAATTGAAAGATGTTTTGAGTTGTTCCAAAGGACACCCTATTCTCCTGAAAAAGTTTCTTGGTGGAGAGATAAGTTTAGAAACAATCGTAATCTTTGATAAAATATTTTCTTATAGAAAAAACTTTGATAAGAAACTTGATGATCCTATATGGGAAATTGTAAGTCTTAAAATTCAGAAATACTCACCTTTTCTAAATAATATCGATATATTCAAGTATAAAAAAATATTAAGGGATATTTTAGATGAGTGATTTTTTTAAGTCTGATATAATTCAAGAAGAACTTCAAGAAATTAATAGACTTCAGGAAGAAATCTATGGTTCTATTCTGACTTTTGGTCAGATGTCCCGTGATGCTAAACTTGAACATATTAATAAACTAGGTGAACTTCTTGAAAAACAAAAAATTATGTATGCTAGATTATCTCTCTCTGATGATCCTAAGGCGATTGAAATGAAAGAAAATCTTCGTAAGTCCGTTGTGATTATGGGATTTTCTCCTGATACTGATATGAACTATTTGTTCAAGTCTATGAATCGGACCATTGAATCCCTGAAGCAGTACATTGACACCTGAGAGAAACCTTGCTATAATATCCAAGTAAATCCAATTAATCCGACGAATCTAAAATGAGCTTTGCAGATCTTAAGAAACAATCCAAACTTGGTTCCTTGACTGAAAAATTGGTTAAGGAAGTTGAAAAAATGAATACTTCTGGTAGTAGTGAAGATGATCGCTTCTGGAAGTTGAGTGTAGATAAATCTCAAAATGGTTATGCCGTAATTCGTTTTCTCCCCGCACCTGAAGGCGAAGATCTTCCGTTTGTGAAGGTTTATAGTCACGCATTTCAAGGTTCTGGGGGGTGGTTGATCGATTCTTGTCTCACTACACTCAATCAAAAATGTCCTGTATGTGAACACAACTCCGGTCTCTGGAATAATGGAACCGATGCAGGTAAAGAACAGGCACGAAAGCAGAAGCGTAAACTGACATATATTTCCAACATTTATGTTGTAAAAGACCCTGCAAATCCTGAGAATGAAGGTAAGACATTCCTCTTCAAATACGGCAAGAAAATCTTTGATAAACTCACTGAAGCAATGCAACCTGAGTTTGAGGATGAGGAAGCAATCGATCCTTTTGACTTCTGGCAAGGTGCCAACTTTAAGTTGAAGGCAAAGAATGTTGCTGGATATCGCAACTATGATTCCTCAGAGTTTGCTCGCCCCGATGCACTTCTTGAGGATGATGATGAAATGGAAGCAATCTGGAAAAAGCAGTATTCTCTTGCAGAGTTTGTTGCTCCTGATCAGTTCAAGACTTATGATGAACTGAAGAAGCGTCTTGACTATGTTCTAGGAAATCGTGGAGTTCCTATGATGCAAGATCAAGAAACTGTTGAAATGGAAGAATCCTTTGAGCGTGAGCGTCGTGGAGAAACTTCTAATTCAGATAATGATTTTAATTCTCCTGATATTACAATGTCCTCTTCTAGTGATGATGAGGATGATGAGACCTTGAAATACTTTGCAGCACTTGCAGAATGATATAAAATTGGGGAGGGAAACCTCCCCTTTTTAGTCACTAATAACTTTTGTATTTTCTGTTCTTATTAGTTTTTCATTAATAAACTCTGAAGAACGATCATAAAGCATAATCTGTCTCATATCATTTAAGAACTGTTGCAAATATCTTGGTTTTAATAAGTAAATTGAAGACTTCTCTCTATTTTTTCTAACTTCATATTCATAATTTTCTATACTTGTTACTGGATTAATATTAACAGCAGGATTATTTGGATTAGGTATTGTAAAGTCTGAGTCAACAACTTTTCCTTCAGGTAAAATTAATCTATTTTGACTATCTTTCACTTCAATAGTTTCATAATGATGTGGTGCAGTAAGATTCTCTATGCCATATTTTTCTACTGCAAAACGATATAAGTCTCTATTTGATAAAGGCCATTCATTTCTTACATTGATAATCCCAGCGGTCATTAATACAACCCAATCTAGTGTTGCACTTCCATAATATTCTTCTGCAACAGTATCTGGTCTTGATCCTTCTGGGATTTCATACTTATTAAAAATTGTAAAAACATTTTGTAAGTCATCGCGTAATTTATTTCTCCGGAATAGATTTTTAACTCTCAAATAATTTCTATTCGAGTTACTATCTGGAAGAAATGACTGATAATCTACATCTGGTAGTTCTCTGAAGTATCCCATATCAGTATCCTACTCCTTCTGCGAGATTATCATCGCCGTTATAATCAGTATCATAAATTGGTTCAAGTTCCTTAAATCCAAGCTCTAGTATCATAGAAACTGGTGTGCCTTCTCCACCTTTACTACTTCCACCATAAGTTGCATATACACCTTCTCCAGTATAATTCACTGACATATCAGTTAATGCACATTGCTTAAATGTATGCAAGAATGGGTGTTTTTTAGTTCCTTGTTTGTAAGTTAAATTAAATACATTTGGTGTACTTAAGAATATATTACTAGAATCTCCACCATTTGATGATCCCAGTTTTGGTGCCATATTTCTCTTAAATGCATTAATAATTAATTTAACTTGTTTTGCTTCTTCTGGACCTCTTGGCGTCAACTTAAATGAAAATTTAAAGGATCTTAAGTTTACTCCATTGAATAGAAGTTCTACATTTTGATTTAATATTTCTCCACTTTGTCTTGCAAATACAGCATCTCGGGTTAATGATCCTCCAAGAGGAATATTTGCTGCCTGTGCTGCTATTTGTGCTAAAAAAACTTTCTTAAAGTTATTTGCATTATCGACAAATGGTGCTGCTAGAGTTCCCATAAGTTCGGATACTTTAGATGCTGGTCCATTAGGTCCAAAAGGATTACTAAGATCAACACCATTGAATCCCTCAATTCCTGCTCTAACCGAACTATAAACTTCAGCAGTCAATCCATCGAGATTACCAGCAGCAAAATCTACGGAGTTTCCATCCTGAACATTTGATGGAATTGGTAGGAAGATGGTTCCATTAGTTTTTAATGGCCTTTCTGTTGCGGTTGTTTTTTCTAAACCAGTTGCAGCATTAAAGTCTCTTTGAGAACCACCAGATACTAAACTTCCAGATCTTTCTTGAACTGACTGATACTGTCTAATATCAATTTGCAGATAATCTGTTTCATTAGTCAGTGCTTCATAAGGATATCTAAGTATACTTGCCATTTATCCTTTTTTAACTATTTAGAAACTTT